AGAGTGTCTGCCATTTATATTATTTTTTAATACATATTAAAGAAGCCAAGTAAGATCTTGTTGTCCATGTTCTCCCATATCTTGAGTCCATCCTGCTTCTTTTTTACTTACTCCCCCCGTATAAATCATAGGAGCACTTTTAGTGAAATTTTTTAATGTTGCTCTTGTTATGTCAATTCCTTGTTGTGCAAATTTAAGTGCTGTGTCTCTAACATAACATGCTGTTGCTAAAGACATTACTAAATCATCATTATATCCTGTTTGGGCTTCTGCCCTTCCATTTTTCCAGATAAATGTTCTCATTTCTTCTAATGTTCTTTTTCCTTGAATAAGAATAGCTTTATCCCTTAAATAGGCATCTAATTTTCCTATAGTTAATGGTCTTGTTTTCATTGACATTGTAAAACCAGGAACCATCTTAGTAGGATCTATTGTATCATATCCTTTAGCTAAAAATGCATCTGCATTTGTTGCTGCTTCTCCTTTAGGTGAATAATATAAATTATTATACCCCTTATCTATTACTACTTGAATTGTATTCCATCCTATATTAGCATTTTCAATTACAAGTAAAGCATTATTATATTCTGTAGCTATTGCTACTAACATATGTCCAAATTCTTTTGTGCCTATTTGTGCTTTAAATTCACCAATTTGTTTACATTCTTCAATGTCTATAATATGAAAAGCAGAATAATCTAAGGAATCTCCCCTAGCTACATCCGCTGTTATCATATACTGTCTTGTATAATCTGGATATTCCCAAATATGTAATCCTCCTTCTAATCCTCTTCTTTCTACAGGTTCACATATGTTTGTAGATTCAATAAAATTCATCATTTCAGATTCAAATACAACATTACCTGAAGTTGTAAAATCACAATCACATTCTTGTGATGCCATTCTTAAACCTAATTCATCATCTTGTTGTTGTCTCCATTTTTCATCCCTTTCTGGGTGTACAGTCCATGGTAATCTAATGGGCACAAAACCATTAGATCCTTCTTCTGCTTTAATCCACATTCTATGGAAAAAATTACCTGTACCATTTGGTGTAGAAAGTACAATTGCTTTACCCCCCGTTGATAGTGTTTGTTGCGATGAACCCCAAATTTCTTCTATTCGATTTTCTTCAATAAAGGCAGCCTCATCAATAATCAATAAAGAAATTGCTTCTGATCTACCAGCATCACTTGCTGCTGATACTGCTTTAATTTGAGAACCATTTTTTAGTCGTAGTGCTAATTTATTTTTTTCTGTAAAACCAATTTGTAACCAAGAAGGTAAATTATCATACATAAATTTTACCTTTGTTACTAAGTTTTTAGCTGTGTCTTGTTTAGTTGCAACAACTAATATTGATTTGTCTTTTTGAAATATCATCATCCACAAAGAAATACCTGCAGATAAGGTTGAAATTCCTAATTGTCTAGATTTAAGAATAATGTTTCTATCATTCTTTTGTAATAAATTTAATGTGCCCTCTTGAAATGGGTATAAATTAAATTGTACACGACCTCTTGTTGGATGTTGAATCCAACAGTATTTTTTCATAAAGTATACAGGATCCTTAGCACATTTAATGTACTCCTGCTTTATGATTTGTTTGATGTTTTGTTGGGCCATATGTTAATACATATTGTCTAAAACCGATTTTATTTGATTAACTCTATCTTCTGTAGTACCTGATATATTTATTATATTACATTGATATCTGTATTCTGCTATTATTTCTTGTATTTCTTTAGCTATAGCTAATCTATATTCTTTATTTGTTTCTCTAACTCCATTATCTTCAATAGGAATAGATAAATCATCTATATGAAATATAATATCATATTCTTGTATTAAATGCCATAAAGTATTATTTATATTGTCCTTTTCAATTTTACTCATTGATTTAGATAAACTACAAAAGGCCATAACATCAATTATTGTTCTATCAGTTATGATCTTTTCTTGCATTAATTCAGCTGCTCTTTCAGAAGCAAAAACTAATTGTCCTTTTAACGTACTATCTGTATTTAAAGGTATTCCTAAATTCATTAAATGTTTAGAACGTTCTGTTCTAAAATTATAATCTTTAAATTCAGGTAATTTTTTTAAAGCATTTACTAGTGTAGTTTTTCCTACACTCATTGTTCCACATAAACCTATTTTCATATATTAATGTCTTGTTGTTCCCTTCATTGATGGATTTTTATACCAAGGTAATCCCTCTTTACCTTTCATTATTTCATTCCAAGTATCAAAATCATATTCAATACCATTTAAATAGTACTCTTTTCTTTTTTGTTCTTTATTAACTAAAGCAGGACCTTCTTCATTATGGAATACTGCTTTGTAACCAAGATCAACTACTCTTGCTCTAGTTTTTGATCCATCTTCTTCAATTTTATAAACCCTTCTTACTTTAGTTTTTGGATTAACTGATCGTCTAATTCTTTCTAATTCTTTTTTTCGTGCTATTTCAGCATTTATTTGTTGTTTATTCATAATTTAAAATTCTATATTTTCTACAAAGTCTGGATATTTTTTTATTTTTTCTTTATGATCTTCATCTATTAATAATGCTTCAGCAACATATGTACCTTGAGCTCCTGATACTGTAATACCTCTTGCACTTAAAGCATCACCTACAAAATGTACATTAGGAAACCTAGTAAGACTTAAATCATCGTAATTAACTAATGGTTCTGGTGACAAATATTTTACTTCAGGCATGTAAATACCCCAATCTTTACCTAATGTTGGGAATACTTTTTCCATGTCTTCAATAAATTCGTGGATGTATGAAGCATAATCACCAATTGCATCCCACAATGGGTCCATACTGTTTACAACGTGTGTTTTTACATAATCACCTTCTGATGTTTTTGAAGGTACTCTGTGTGATGGTGAATAAAACATTCCTACACCTTCATGTTGTAATTTTTCTACTGCTGCTCTTGACCAGTCAAATGGTTTATCAATATTTCTTAATGATACACCTTTATCATCATACTTTCTGTATAATTTAAAATCATAAGACACATCAATTAATTTTTGAAAATGTTTTTGTGGTGCTTCAAAACGTACTCCTATTTGTACTGATTTTGGTTCTGTAGGTAATTTGTATTCTTCAGCTAATGCTTTACCAAAATCAATTCCTGATTTACCTACACCAAAAATAAGTTGGTTATAATCTTCCCAACCACCATCATACAATACTATATTTTTATCAAAATCAATATCAGTTACTTTAGTTTCCCAAATAAATTCTACATGATTATTTTTTAAATAGTTATACCAATTTTTACCAATTTCATGTAAATAATCTGTACCAACGTGCCATACAGGGAATAATCTTAAACCAAAATATGGTTTAATAAAGTCAGGTTCTGCTACTGGATTAGAACATTGTACTTCTTCAGGTTTAGGATGGAATCTTTTAAAATTATTAATAACTTGATCCATTAATTCCATTGCCTTTTCGTCTCCACAGTATTTAGATAACTGACCTCCTATTGAAGTATGATAAGTTAATTTACCATCAGACCAACCACCAGCACCTAACATACCTGTCATTACTTCTTCAGGTAATCTATCATATGGATTTTTACCCATATCAATAATGGTGATTTTTCCTTTAAAATTATTGTCTACTAATTTTGTAGCTGCATTTATACCTGCAACTCCCGCTCCTACAATTACTACTTTTGTCATTCTTAATTTTATTTATGGGTTAATGTATAAAAAAAAGTGACCCAATCCAAATGATTGGGCCACAGCTCCTTTCTTAATTTTTTAAATCGTCCGGCTATGAATCGGACTAAATGTTTTTAACAGTTACAACAAGTACACTCACATGAGGTACCACAATTACATTCTTTACAATTACACATAATTATTAGTTTTATTTGTTATCTGATTTTTTTACTTTTTCAATTGAACGTCCTGCAAAATATGCTCCATAAACTACCATTAATAGAGTTTGATATACAGGTATATATTCTTTTGATACTGCAAAACCACCTACATTACCATCAAAAAATGATAGTACAACAAATATAAAAGTTAAAAATATTAAGGTAAGTGGTCTTACATTTTTAGATAACCAACTACCTGATTTCATATCTGCTTCCCATCTAGATGTTACTGCTTCTTGTTGAACCTTATTAGCTTCAATAATGATTTTTTCAAGATCATTTTTTAATTGAAGTTTTTCTTCTTTTGAGGTAGTTAAGTTGTCAACTACACCACCTACACTTTTTACTAGGTCGGCTGCGCCTCCACTAAATAAATTTGTTAATATACTCATAACATTTTGTTTTTATTGATATTTGAAATTGTCTTCAAAATCTCTTAATAATAAATTTCCTTTAAGGTATGCTTCCATTTCCATTTTTCTCATATGATCATCATCTTGAGCGTATGTTGGGCTGGAAGAATCACCCATTTTTAAATCACCTCTTTCATTTTGTACATGATGTATTAATTCATGACAGTAAGATCTTAATATATCTTTTGGGTGTCTATTTGTTGTGTAAACTACTATTGTTTGTGTTTCTGGTTGATAATAAGCAGTTCTACCAAAAAGCATGTCAGCATTTTTCTCATCTTTACGTAAAATAAGTTTAGGAGCTTGTTGAATGTCATATTTTTCTTTAGCGTCCTCATATAATGCTTTAAATGCTTGTTTAAATTTCATTATGCTGTTGGTTCTTCTTCAGGTTCGCCAGCTGGCTCTTCAGGTTCCATTTCAGTGTCAGCTCCTCCTCCTGTGTCTCCACCACCTGTGGCTGTTCCTGTGTCTCCTGCTTGATCTCCTGTGTCTTCTTCTCCACTAGTTGGAATTGGTTGAGTTAATAATCTATTTAATTCTTTTATTGCTTCAGCATTTTCTTCTCTATCCATTAAGTAATAAGATTTAGGTCCTATTTTAGCTATAATAGATGTTTTTTCAATATATAAATCAAAATCTTGACCATTATGTAAGAATATTCTGTAGGAAGGAGGTACTGTGTTTGCTGCTTTTACATTTTTAACATATCTAATAAGAGGTCTTAGTTTAAGATCATTAATTAAAGTACTTCTAATTTCTACAGGTAAAGGGTATTTTCTTTTACCTAATTCCTCAGATAATTTTTTAATTTCTTTTTTTATTTGTTCTCTAAGAAGTTTCATTATTTTTTAATTGCTTTAGAAATAGCTTTTCTTTTATTTTTTAGATATTTATCTGTTTTATCTACTTTACCATCATTATTAATATCATCATCTTCTTTTCCTACTGGATCAAGTTTTTCATTAGTTAAACCAGATGCTAATTGTTTTTCCTCTTCCATTTCATAACCTTCTTCTGCGTTATTTACCATTTTAGTAGCTGAGTTTCTATATTCTTTTTCACTCATCTCCAATTCTAATTTCATCTTTTTTAATCCTTCATATTGTTTTCTTGCTTTACCTACAAAAGATTCTGGAACTTGTGTTCCTCTTTTAGCATATTCTTGAACAACTTCTTCATCTGTCATTCCTTTATCAAACATTTCAAAGAATTTTTTCATAGCACCTTCCATAAGAGTAGCTCTTTTTTTATATTTGTCCATATGTTCCATAAGACTGTCTTGAGCTCTTACCATTTCATAATCTAAATAATGATAAACAGCAGACATCATACTAGATGCTTTAGTTACTTTAGCTTGTACCCAAGATGGTAATTGAGCCCCATCGTCTAACATCATAGATAATTTATCCACATATGTTTTCATTTTATACATTTGAGATTTTGCCATTCTTCCTTCGTGATCCATATTATCTTCTTCTAAAGCGGATTTTTCAGCATCTGCTTTTTTCTTCATAGCATCTGCTACTTTAGATTCAGCGTCTGCTACTGCTGCTTTTGCTGATGCTACTTCGTCTTCAGCTTTTGAAATGTCGTCTGTTATATCTTCTTTAATATTATTTTTCATGTCGTTTCCAAATTTATTCATTGCTAGTGCTTGTAATTTATTTATATCTTTTAATTTTTCTGGAAAAGGTATTCCGTATCTTGCTCTAAAGAAATTTTTCCAAAATTGGGGTGTTTTAACTGGATCTTTAGCTCCATTTACTATGTCAAATACTTTTTTAAGTCTTGGAGCCATTACTTCAGGGGCCATGTCCATTTTAACTCCTGTTCTAAACATAGGTGATTCCATTACTCTTTTTCCTAAGTTACCCTGTTCATCAAACTTATTTAAATCTCTTATGTAAGCATT